GACCGTCCGGTCGTCGTGCCCATCGGGACCATCGACCTGAGCACGGCCGCCACCAACACCGGCAGCGTCAAGTGGGCAATCCTGTACGTGCCGATTGACGACGGCGCGTACGTGACGGCGGCCTGATGCGCGTCCGATTCCTGAAGCGGTTCCGCGACTGGGACCGCGACGACGAGGTGGACGCCCCACCGGAGGCCGCCGAGGTGTGGGTGGCGCGGAAGATCGCCGAGCCGGTCGATGCCGCGCCAGCCGCAGTGGCGGCCGCCGAGACGGCGATGCTGGAGCCGGGTGAGCGGGCCGTGCGCCCGTCCGCCCGGCCGAAGGGGCGATAAGCCGTGGCCCTGAACCTGTACGCCACCCGCGACGCCGTGAAGGCCCGCGCCGGCCTGGACGACACCGGCGACGACGCCACGCTTGACGGCATCCTGCGGGACGTCTCGCGCGAGATCGAGCTGTGGACGGGGCGGCAGTTCTGGGCCGTCACGCAGACCCGCCTCTTCACGGCGCGGCATCCCTGCGCGCTCCTGCTCGGGGCCGCCGACCTGCTGGCCGTCACCACGCTCAAGACCGACGACGACGGCGACCGCGTCTACGAGACCACCTGGGCGGCGACCGACTACGACCTCGAGCCGTACGACGCGCCGCTGCGCTCGCCGCCGGTCCCGTACGGCGAGATCAGGGCTGCGCCGAACGGGCGGTACTCGTTTCCGTGCGTCGCCCGGGGCGTCGAGATCATCGGGCGGTGGGGCTTCATGGACGTCCTCGACGCCAGCACGGCCACGCTCGCCGAGGACCTCGACGCCAGCGAGACGACCGTCGACGTGTCTGATGCGGCCGCGTTCGCCGCCGGCCAGGTCATCGAGATCGACGGCGAGCGGATGGAGATCTCGGCGGCGACCGTCAACGATGCCCCGATAGCCGACACCCTGACCGTGGAGCGCGGCATCAACGGCACCACGGCCGCCGCGCACACCAGCGGCGCGGCGATCCGCGTGGCCGCGTTCCCGGGCGTCGCGGAGGCCGCGATCCAGCAGGTCAGCCTGCTGTTCCGGGGCGTTCACGCGCCACTGGGCGTCCAGGGGGCGCCCGAGTACGGCCAGACGATCCGTGGGACCGGCCTGCACCCGTTCGTGAAGGCGAAGCTGCAGCGGTTCCGCATACCCGTGGCGCGCTGACGTGCCGAAGGTCGAGATCGAGGTCAGGGGCATCGCCGAGCTGCAGCGCAAGCTGAACGGCAGGGAGCTGCACTGGCAGCCCGTCAAGCGGGCGCTCGACAGCCTGGGGAAGCAGGCCGCCGCTGCCGCGAAGGCGGGGGCGCCGCGCGGCTCCACCGGCGACCTGAGCGCGGGCATGACCCACAAGCTGAACGCCGTGCCGATGCCGCTGTGGGTCGCGGTCACGACGAATGTCGTGGGGAAGAGCGGCCGGCGCTACCCGTGGATCCTCGAATTCGAGGGCAAGTACGGCCACAAGAACTGGCTCAAGAACGCGATCTCCCGCGTCCAGGCGGCGGCCGGAGGCGTGCTGCAGCGGGCGGTCGGGGAGATCGAGGCGAAGTGGAGGGGGTGACATGCTGACGTTCGACCCGGTCAAGTTCGACCCGGTCGCGGTGATCGGAGCGGCGGCGGGCGTCGTCGTCGGGCTCTGGGTGGGGATTGGCGTGTTCGTGCAGGCGCTGCTTATCGCCATGGTGGCCGACGTCGCGACGGGGCTGATCGCCGCCACGGTCGACGGCAGCCTCAGCTCGGCGGCCAGCGGCCGGGGGTTCGCCAAGAAGGGCACCGCGCTCATCCTCGTGATGCTGACGGCCTGGCTCTCGCTGAACCTGAGCACCTACCTCGGCGAGGGCTTTCCGGGCGCGGACGCCGTCGCCGGCGCCTTCATCCTGACCGAAGTCATCTCGATCCTGGAGAACGCCAAGCGGACGGGCGTCAACCTCGGCCCGCTCGAGAAAGTGCTCGCCGTCGCGCGGCAGGCCCAGCCGCCGCCCACGCCGCCACAGCAGGAGACCGGTCGTGGCTGACGTCGCGGCGATCCGCGAGCAGATCGGCACGGCGCTGGCGACCATCAGCGGCCTGCGGGTCCACGTCGACGGCCTCTGGCCGGACACGGTGAACCCGCCGGCCGCCTGCATCAAGCCGACCACCAGCGAGCCGCTGGTCATGGACTGGTCCACCATGCGCGAGCGCTTCGAGGTCGTCGTGGTGGTGCGCGGCGGCGGGCCGTACGAGTCGGCGCAGAAGGCGCTCGACCCCTACTGCGCGAGCAGCGGGGCGCAGTCGGTGCAGGCGGCGCTCATGGCCGGCCTCGGGGCCGCGCTCAACAGCCTGACCCGCCGCGAGTACGGCGTGTTCGAGATCGGCGGCGCGTTCCTGGCGGGCGCCGCCTGGGACCTGGAGGTGATCGCCTGATGTACTGCCAGCACGCGCACAGGCTCCGCATCAACCGCCCGCCGGGCGTGGAGGACCTCGTGTCCGAGCGCCCGCGCAACCGCAAGACCGGCCAGTTCCTCGACGGGGAGGCCGGCACGCAGGTCGAGATCCCGCCCGACGCGTTGGGCTTCGACCAGGGGGCCGCGCTGGCGGCCGGGGCGATCGCGCCGCTGCCCTGCCAGGAGCACCCCGGCGAGACAGCCGACACCGAGCGTTCCGCGCGGAACGCGGCGACGGGGGTGGGCGACGATGGCTAAGGTGCCCTCCCATCCCTCGCGGATCTGGCTCGACCAGTACGCGCTGTCGGGCTACCTGACGGCCTCGGAGCTGAAGGTCGAGCAGGAGACGGCGAAGATCGACTGCTTCACGGACGCCGGGCCGCGCCGCCTCGTCGGCAACTACGACCACACAGGCAGCCACATGGGGCTGTTCGACGCGGCGGCCAGCGACGCCCTCGACCCGGTCGTCGCGGCCGCGTTCGCCGCCGACACGGACCACTACCTGGCCCAGGCGTTCGGCTCGGCGGCCGAGGACGCCGTCGTCTACGAGCGCGTGGTGCGGCTGAAGGGCCAGCCGCGCAAGGCGGCCACGGGCGCCGCCATCCTCCTGAACATCGAGGACGAGGGCAGCGGGCCGCTGGTGCGGGGGCGCATCCTCCGCTCGGCGGCCGTCACGGCGACCGGCAACGGCACCGGCCGCAACCTCGGGGCGACCACGAGCGGGCAACTGTTCGTGGTGACGTATCGGATCCTGGCCGTCTCCGGGAGCGGCAGCATCGTGCTGCAGTGCCAGGAGAGCCAGAACGACGGCAGCCCGGACAGCTACGCCAGCATCGCGGCGCTGGCCTCCGGGACGCTCTCGGCGGTCGGCGTGACCAGGAAGACCACGACGGGCGCAACCGAAGCGTGGAAGCGGATCAGCGTGGCGACCTTCAGCGGGTTCACCTCCGTGACCGTCCTGGTGACGGCTGGACTCGCGGCGAACGCGTAGCGCAGCAGCATACACACTGCCGAACGGGAGGGCAGGCACATGGCGAAGCGGGCGAGTTGGGCGGCCAACTACACCCTCAACAGCGTGGCGATCGAGGACGAGCTGACGAGCATCGACCTGAAGGTCGAGCAGGAGACGTTCAAGGTCGACGGGTTCAGCAACGCCGGCCCCGAGCGGGTGGTCGGCAACTACGACTGGTCGGAGAGCCTGGCGGGGCACGCCGACTTCGCGAGCGGCCAGGGCGACGCCACGCTGTTCGGGCTGGTCGGCTCGGCCGGCGTGGCGGCGGGCTTCGACCCGACCGGCACGACCGCCGGCGCGAATGATCCGAACTACGACGGGACCGTCGTCCTGAAGTCGTACGGCATCAAGGCCTCAGTAGGCGCGCCGATCACCTACAGCGCCGAGCTGGAGGGGGCCTCGGCCCTGACGCGCGCCACCTCGTAAGCGCGGAGTGAGTCCGCACTGAGTCCACAGCGATATCGCAGGGGCGGCCGTCCAGGCCGCCCCTTTTCCGTGCCCTGGAGGGTGCATGCCGAAGCCCGTCCCCGTCGAGGTCGAATCTGATGACTGCCTCGTCACCGTCAACGGTGAGAAGTGCGCCGTCCACGAGGGCGAGAGGGTCTGGCTCTTCAAGGGGCAGAGCGTCAGCGAGATGCGCGTCGTCAGCCGCCTCGCGCAGATGCAGGTGCAGGTGGACGCCCTGAAGGACAGCGGCGACACGGCGGCGGCGCTGGCGCTGATGGCCGAGATCGACGCCATCTTCGACGACGTCTGCGCCATGCTCGCGCCGCGCATCGTCCGCTGGACCTGGACCGACCTGCTCGGCAACCCGATGCCCCAGCCGGACGGCACCGCGCGATTCCTCGCGCGCCTCGAATCGGAAGAGTTGTTCTGGCTCCTCCAGGCCGCCAAGGGCGAGGCCGGGGGCGGCCGAAAAAACGGCTAGAGGTCCTCGCCGACCACCTGCTCGGGTACCGGCTCACCGACGAGCCCGACGTGCAGCGGTGGGGGCCGCAACCGTACGAGGGCCGGCTGAGCGTCCTGCTGCAGGAGTTCCCGGCCTACACCGTGGAGGCGCTCGAGGCGGCGGACTGGCCGACGCTCGAGGCGATCCTCGACTACCGCCGCGCCCAGGAGGCGATCCGCCTCTTCAACGACGGCGAGCGCGGCTTCGAGCAGCTCCAGAAGCGCCCCGACCTGCTGGACCTGCTGCTGGAGATGGGGCGGTCGCAGGGCGGGCCGGCGACGACGCTCGACGACGTGCTCGGCGCACTCCGCGAGCAGCAGCCGAAGGGAGACGAGGATGGTTAGGAGGAAGGGGTGAACAGACCGTCCATCACTCGCTCCCTGCTGGCGTGACACGCTTTGCAGAGGGTGACTAGGTTATCAAGAGCGTTCGCGGCTCGATAGTCGCCGTTGAATGCACGGCGAGGCACCAGATGATGCACGTCTAGCCGTGGGTTGAACTGGCGCAGTCCGCAATCAAGGCAGGTGTGGTTGTCGCGCTCGCGTGCCTTCTTCGCCTGCGACGCCCAGTCGGGGCCGTAGTACGGCTCAAAGCCGCCCCGATATGTGCCGCTGGCTGACGGGTTGAGTCGGACGAACCTGTACCAGCAGTCGGTGCTACAGAACCTGGCGAGTTCGGGGGTCGGCCGGCTGCGTGACACCTCGAATGGGCCGCTGCACGTCTCGCAGATGTGGACGATGGCTGGCTTCCGCAGGCCTGGGATCGGGACGCCAGCCCGCGCCAGCGAGATTCGGGCGCGTGTCTCTTCGGTGCGCTTCACGCCAGTTCTTGAGAGCGCAGACGCGGCGTTGCCGCAGTCGCGCGAGCAGTACAGGTTAGCTCTGCCGGCCCTGCCGAGGGCTGAAGGGTAGACGTAGAAGCCGGCGCCACATCTCGCGCACTGGCGCGTCTCACCACGCTTCCTGCCGGCGTCGGCGCACTCGCGGGAACACCATCGGCTGACCTTGCGAGCAAGCGCGCTGGCCTTGCGGTAGAAGGCCTCTCCGCACTGCTCGCAGGTCAATTCCTGACCAGTCCTTCGTGTAGGCCTCGCAACGCTCATGTCCTGACTATGGCACAGAAGGAGAATCATTGTGAGTTCAGGTGCGGAACTCGCCATGCTGATTCGGGCCAAGGATGAGGCCTCGGCGGTCTTCGAGAAGGTCAAGGGCAGCGCCGGCGGGATGGCCTCCGGCATCACGTCGGCCATGAGCGGCCTGGCGCTGGCCGGCGGCGCCGTCAGCGGGATCATCGCGATGGGGTCGGCGGTGGCCGGCGCGGCGCAGTCGATGATCGGCGGCAACGCCGCGATGGAGACCTACCAGACCCAGTTGACGACGCTGATGGGGTCGAGCGACGCCGCGAAGGATCGCATCGCTCAGCTCGCCAAGATCGGCGCCGAGACGCCCTTCGAGCTGACCGAACTGGTCAAGGCCGAGAAGATCATGATGGGGTTCGGCCTGAACACCGAGAAGACGATGCAGCTCTCGGGGCGCTCGCTGGACCAGTACCGCACGGCGATCGGCGACATGGCGGCGGCCACCGGCGCGCCGCTGGACGAAGTGACGCTGCTGTGGTCGAAGTTCGGGTCTGGGGCCACCGGCGAGGCGATCAGCCGCCTGCAGGAGCTTGGCATCGTCACGCGCGAGCAGATGGCCGAGATGGGCATCCAGTTCTCGAAGAGCGGCGAGCTGACCAGCCCGATCCCCGAGGCGATGAAGGTCGCGATGGACCTGGCCGAGAAGAAGATGGGCGGCGGCATGAAGGCGCTGTCGTCCACCTTCGAGGGCCAGATGAGCACCCTCTCGGACAACTTCAATCAGGCCAAGGTCATCTTGATGCAGCCGATCTTCGAGGTGCTGAAGTCGGGGCTGACCAGCCTGAACGAGACGCTCAGCGGCGAGCAGTTCACGGCGTTCGTGAAGAGCGTGGCCGAGCAGGGCGCGGCATTCATCAGCACGGCCATCGAGATCGGCACGGCGCTGGCCGGGCTGTTCAACGGCGGCGACGACTGGGAAGGCGTCGGGGCGCTCCTCGACAAGTTCTTCCCGCCGGGGGTCGCGGACGGGATCATGGTGATGGTCTCCGGGCTGGGCGACCTGTTCCGAGCCGTGTTCGCGGGCGACATCCCCACGGCCATCGAGTCGGCCATCAGCATCATTGAGGGGCTGGGGGACATCATCGTCGGGGCCGTCGAGTCGTGGGCGTCGTCGTTCGCCTCGTGGGTGGACGGCGCCGACACGGAGATGACCGGCCAGCTCGGCGAACTCATCACGAATCTGATGGGCTGGATCCAGTCCAGCTCCGCCGCGATCATCGAGAAGCTGGCGGTCTGGGCGGGCGCGTTCGTGGACTGGGTCGGCCCGAAGATCCCGCCGTTGCTGGCCGCCCTCGGCTCGTTGCTGGCGGAGCTGCTCGGATGGGTGCTGAGCACCGGCCTCCCGAACCTCATCGGCAAGCTGGCGGAATGGGGACTGGCCCTCGTGGAGTGGGTCGCCCCGCGCATCGGGCCGCTGCTGGCGGCGCTGGGCGGCCTGCTGGTGGCCCTGGGCGGCTGGCTGCTGGGGACGGCGCTGCCGGCCATCGTGAGCCAGTTGCTCCAGTGGGGCGACGCCTTCACGGCCTGGGTGATCCCGATGATCCCGCAGCTCATCGTGCAATTGCTGATCCTCCAGGGTCAGCTGATCGTGTGGATCGCAGGTCAGGTGGCCGGCATCGGCGTGGCCCTGCTGGCGTGGGCGAAGGCGTTCGTGGACTGGGTGGCGCAGGCCGTGGCCGAGATCCCGGGCAAGCTCGGGGAGATCCTGTCGGCAATCACCGGATGGATCAGCGGCGCAGTGGGGTCCGTGCAGGCGTCTGCCCGTAGCATCGGGCAAGCGATCATCGACGGCATCGCCAACGGCATCAGCGCCGGTATCGGTGCGATTCGCAACATGGCCGCCAGCGCGGCGAACAGCGCGCTTGAGGCCGCGAAGTCGGCGCTCGGCATCGAGTCTCCGTCAACGGTCTTCCGCGATCAGGTCGGCAAGATGATCCCGGCCGGCGTGATCGAGGGCATCGACCGCATGGCGGCCCCGATGAACGCCGCGATCAGCGGGATGGCGCAACCGACGGCGCTCCGACCGGCCTCGGCCGGCGGTGGGGCGTTCGCCGGTGGTGGCGTCAGCATCACCTTCGGCGCCGGGGCCATCCAGGTCAACGGCAGCGTGCTCACGGACCGCGACCTTCAGGAGGTCGTCGGTCAGGCAGTGGATGACAGCCTCCGCTACGGCGGGCGTCTCGGGAGGTACGGCTAACCAATGCCAGCAGGAACCACCAACTTCCCGGGCTCGCTGGACTCGCACACCGGGGCCTCTCCGCTCGGGTTTGGCGAGGTCAACAATCAGGCCAATACCCTGACGACAGCCTCGCACACCAACAGCGTGACGACGATCACGGTCGCCAGTACGTCGAAGTTCCCCAGCAAGGGCTACATCCTCATCAAGCGCGAGATCATCTCGTACACCGGCACCACGGCCACCACGTTCACCGGCTGCACGCGCGGCGTGGGCGGGACCACGGCGGACGCCTATCTCACCGGCACAAAGGTTGAGCACGTCGTCGTGGCCGCGAATCACAACGACCTGGCGGCCGGGCTGGTGGCCGTCGAGACGGCGATGGGCGCCCGGCTGCGCTACTTGACCCGCAAGAACCGCGTCATCAACGGGGACATGCGAGTCTGCCAGCGGACCACACTCGGCAGCAGCGACGACACGTTCACCCTCGACCGCTGGACGGTGCTCATGGAAGCCGCCAACGGGTGCGTCGTCACGCAGGAAACGTCCGACGTGCCCACGGATGGCAGTAAATACGCGGCCAAGCTGACGGTTGGATCGGGTGAAGACAACAAATTCGGCCTCGCCACTTACCTGGAGTTCCGCGACATTGCCGACCTGCGCGGCAAGACGATCAGCCTGCAGGCAAAGCTCAAGGCGACTGCTGCGATTACCGACGTGCGGATGGCCGTCCTTGAATGGACGAGCACCGCCGACAGCGTGACGAGCGACGTGGCGGGCACCTGGGGCAGCGCCGGCACTAATCCGGCGCTCGCCTCCAACTGGGCGTACCTGGGGACGCCCGCTAACCTCAGCCCGACGACCTCGTGGGCGACGTATCGCGTGGAAGGGCTGACGGTCGGCGCGTCGGCCAACAACCTCGCCGTGTTCATCTGGTGCGAGGACGAGACGACCACGGTCACGACGGACTACTTGCTGATCACCGACGTACAGCTCGAGGAAGGGCCGACGTGCTCCGGCTTCGAGCGTCGGCACTACGCGCAAGAACTGGCGCTCTGTCAGCGCTATCTCCAGCGGATTGGCGGCGTCTCGTCTGCTGTTGTGTTCGCGTCGCTCGGCTCTGCTACGGCGAATAATCAGGCCGAGTTTGGCCCGCTTCTTCGCGCGCCGATGCGAACAGCCTCTCCCTCGCTGACCTACACGGCTGGCGACTGGGCCGTCTACTACCGCGCCGGCGGCAATACGATCACCAGCCTGTCAATCCTGTACTCGACGTCTGAATCCGTCTGGCTCAGGGCGGCCCTGACGGGTACGCCGTTGGTAGCCGATGCCGCCGTGGCGCTGGGCCCGTATACCGGCGGATCGTACTCGCCGCTGCTATTTTCGGCTGAGTTGTAGGGGGCAGATCGTGGCTGTATCGTACAAACTCTACCGAGTCAACGGCGTAGACGCCGGCGCGTCTCGCACTGACGGCAGTGGCGAGGTTCGGACGTTCAGGTTCACGGCCGACAACGCAGATTATCAGCAGTACCTAGCGTGGGTCGCGGCCGGCAACACGGCGCAGCCGGCCGACCCTGCCCCGCTCGTGTACCGCGACGGCATCACCATCGACCAGCGGCTCAGGACCACCAACGCCACGCCGGCCGAGTTGTGGCGCGCCACGCTGACCCAGCGGACCGGCTACCGAGCCACGCTGACGCTGATCGCGGTGGACGCCGGCAACGGCGCGGTGAGGACCATTGAGGCGCGCGTGACGGCCAAGCGGCTGACGGGGAATGCGCTGCTCGTCGGCACGCCCGTCGTGGTGAGCGACCAGCAGGACAGCGGCACGAGCGCCTGGGCGATCACGGCGGCCGTCTCGGGCAACGACTTCGTAGTGACGGTCACGGGCGCGGCCGGCCGCTCGATTGACTGGCAGCTCGCGGGCGATGTCGTGTCGTTCACGCCGGGAGGTCGGTGAGATGGGCCAGTGGGGCAGCGGCGGCAGCCTGTGGGGCGGCGGCATCGCCGAGAGCCTGTACCCCGGCTACGACGTCATCCTCGGCGGCGTCGGGCTGCTGCTGGAGAAGAACGGCTACGAGCGGCGCGTCGGCCAGGCCTACGCCGCGAAGCTCAGCACCGCAGGCACGACGCAGAACGACCGTCTCCGCGACGAGCTGCTGCTGCTCGATAACTGGAACGGCGGCGAGGGGTTCACCAAACACGAGATGGACACGCCCGACCGCTACCGCCGGGGCAGTGGAATCGATCCGTACACGGAAGAGGGCGTCGTCGCGCTGGGGCCGTACATGGGCCAGGAGTGGGGCTCGGCGCTCAACGGCCTCACCAAGCTCTGCGCCAGCAGCGGAGAGCTCTTCATCGGCACGTCGGCCGGGCTGATCTACACCCACTCGGGATCGGGCACGCCGACCCTGGACTACACGACCGGCAAGGCAGGGGGCATCAAGAGCTTCTTGAGGGCGTACGCCGACGTGACCTATGCCGGCACTGGCACCGATGGCGTCGTGTTTCAGCACTCGCTCGGCGGCGGCTGGGTCAGCGCGTTCACGCTCTCGGGGACCGTCACCAGCGTGTCGGCCATGCGCAACCACTGGAAGGACGGCACCCAGTACATCTACGTCGGCGGGGACAACTCGAACAATCGCTGCACCATCCACACCTGGGACGGCGCGACGGCCGCCGCATACTCCACGGCCGTGCTGGGCGAGCCGGTCGCCAGCGTGATGCTCAACTATGACACCGACCTGCTAATAGCCGGGGTAGACACGGTGTCGCGGGCGTCGGGAATCTACATCATCGACGGTACCGGCGCGAAGAACACCGGCTTCGAGAAGAAGGGGTACTTCGAGGGGGTCGTCATCATCAGTGGCGCGGTCCTCGGCCAGTACGCCTACTTCGGGGACAAATACTACGGACGGATCTGGCGCTGGGACGGCGACCGCCTGAAGCTGTTTCACCAGTTGGCGGCGCCGGGCTCACCATACAGCGCCGAGATCCGCGGTATGGTCGCCTACCAGGGCGCGCTGTGGGTCTCAATTGTGGACACGGACGGCACCATCGGGCTGCTGCGCTTTGATGGCAACGAGTCATGGTCACGCCCCGTCACCGGGCTGACGGGCACCACGCCCGAGGACCTGGCCGAGTTCAACGGCGATTTGTACATGCTGACGTCGGCGACGGGCGCGAGCAAGCTGCGCGCGACTGACGGCACCTTCGGCGGCTCCGGCAACGTCGAGAGCGGGCTGATCGATGCCCGCCTCTCTGGCACGGACAAACTGTGGCGCGGCGTCACCATCAGGCACTCGGCGCTGGTCAGCCCGCAGACGGTGGAAGTGCAGTACAAGCTCGAGGACACCGGCTCATGGGTGAGCCTGGGGACCAGCAGCACGGTGGGCGCCACTGCCGCAGACTTCGACTTCCCGACCGCGATCACTGCCGACCTCATCGCGTTCAAGCTCATCCTGACCGGCACGGCCGGCAGCAGCACGGCGCTCAAGGTGTACAGCCTCTCGGCGCGCTACTACCCGACGCCCGGGGCGAAGAAGGAATGGTCGATGACCGTCCGCCTCCAGGGGACCGCCACGCGCAAGATGGGCCTGCGGGACGGCACCACCGAGACGCGGACGGGCGAGGAGCTGAGCGCCGAGGTCTGGGCGCTGGTTGACGGCGGCGTGCCCGTCAACCTCGTGGACCTGGACCGCGAGGAGTACACGGTGCAGATCTCCGAGTGGCGCGAGGGCCTGGCGCTGTTCAACACCAACGCGCTCGACGTCGGGTTTGATCTTCAGGGCTCGCTGCGCCTGGTAGAGGTGTGACGGTGGCCGACGACCTGAGGGCGTACGCGCGGGCAGCGGCGGTCAGGCACGGCGCTCACCCTGACCTCTTCATCAAGCAAATCCAGCAGGAGTCAGGATTCAACCCGGACGCCTTCAACGCCGGCAGCGGGGCGACCGGGATCGCACAGATCATCCCGCGCTGGCATCCCGGGGTGGACGCGAGCGACCCGTACGCCTCGCTGGACTACGCCGCGAAGTGGATGAGCGACCTGCACAGGATCTACGGTACCTGGGCGCGCGCATTGGCGGCCTACAACTGGGGACCGGCCAGCGTTGCCAAGTGGGACGGCAAGCGTGAGAGCCTGCCGGCCGAGACGCGCCACTACCTCGACGTGATCCTCGGGGAAGGGTGGCCGGCGCCTAAAATCATGCAAATTGACCAATTCGTCAAACTGCCGCTCCGTGTGACCGAGGGCGGGGTACGGCTGCGCTCCGGGCCGGGCACCGACTCGGCCGTCCTGGCGACGCTGGAGGCCGGCACCGAGGCCGTGCCGCTCACCGACCACGCATGGCGTCAGGTCAAGATCGGCGGGCTGGCCGGCTGGATTGCATCGGACTACCTGACGATGCAATCAGAATCAATAGAGACGCAATCCGGTCCTAATCGGTTCCAATTCGATCCCAATACGCCCGACGAGAAGCAGCGGCAGCCGTGGACCTGTGCTATACGCTCGACCATGTGGCTGCTCAAGTCCATTGGCATCGACGTGACGCCTGACGAGGCGCAGGACGCCATGTCGCCGCGCTACGTCAACAGCGACGTGGGGCTGCTGGACGCATCAGGGGCGGGCATCGTGGCGGTCCTCCGCGACCGCTGGGGCGTCAAGGCAACGGCCTACCCGTCGCTCACGTTCGACCAGGCGCTAGAGATGGCGGGGCGGCAACCACTCGCCATCGGCGGGCGCAACTGGGGCGGGCCTGGCATGGGGCACTGGTCGGCGGTCAGGGCTGCCACAGACGATCGGCTGATCCTCGCCAATCCGGCGGGCACGGGGCCGCGCTTCGGACAGGCAGCGCTCACGCGGCAGGACTGGACACGGATGGGGCCGTTCAGCGGCGTGGCAGTGGACCTGGAGGGATGATGGCGAGGCAGGCATATCTCGTGACGTTCGACAGCGACGAGACGGTCAGCGTTGACGACCGACTGAGCCTCAAGGACTGGTACGGCTCGATCACGCGGGCGGCGCTGCGCTCGGACGCGCTGGTCGCCGTTGACCATCTCGACCCAGACGAGCCGACCGTGCTGGCACTGCTGCGCGACTGACCACACCAACTCTGACCGCCCCGCCCTGATCGTCCTACCCACGATCAGGGCGGGGCTTTTTGCTGTCTAAATACTGGGCATGAGGGCCGTGACGCGGCGGTTGCGCT